GCAGCAGGAACGAACAGGTCGCCTCGAAAGGAAGGTTCTTGTCGCAAATCGGAATCCAGCCGTCCTTGCCGGTGAGGGAGTGTTTTTTCTGGATTTCGAGTTTGCCGTTGACCTTGACCATCTCGATCTTTTCCTCGGCACGCAGGCACAGGATGATGTGCATCGGGCTGTTGAGCAGCGCCGACATGAATTTCTTGTGTTCGGACTTTGCCTTGTTCCAGTTGGGCAAACGGGGATTGCCGGCTTCGGCAATGTCCTGAATGCCGCCGATGCCCTCGAACTCGTGCGAGCCGCTGTCGATGATCAGGACCTCGACGCCAGCCTTGGAAAATTCCTCGATGGCCTGGATGTAGCGGGCGGGGCTGAATGGCGGCTTGAGTTCGCCGTAGAGGAATGGCTGGGGCACGGTGTCGGCGTAGAACTTGCCGCGACCATTCTCGGTGTCGAGGAAGCCCACTTTATTGGCGTCACCGTTGGCCATGCCGTAGGCGAGCTGGATGGCCGTGTAGGTTTTGCCGCAGCCGCTCACACCGGCCAACATGATGAGGATGCGAGCGCCTTCGCGCTGAACTTTTTGAATCTGAATGATGCTCATGGAAATCTCCTTAGAAGTTGGAATTGAGGAATTTTTCCTCGAATAATTTGAGGCCTTTGTCTGCGCAGTTCTTCGCGTCATTTGTGTTGACCCCTACGCAGTTGAGGGATGCGCAATAGACTTTGAGCCACACGTCGGCTCGCACCTTGTCTCGCTCGGACAAGACCGGCGCGGTGATCATGCCGGCGATGCGGTTGGCGTCGCGGCCGTTCTGGGCGATTGCTTCCAGGCACTCCACCAGGCGCAGATCGAGGTCTTTATCGGCGGCACTCATGCTGCCTCCGCATCGATCTGCTTTTGCGCCCAGACAGGCATCGCCAGCTCGGTGACGGTCTCGGGGTAGCCAGGCCACACACCAGCCTCTTGGCAGCGTGCGATTGCGGGCAGCGTCTCGGCGATGCGCTTGTCCCAATAGGCCATGAGGTCAGCGCCGGCGCTGTGGTAGGCGGCGGCGTGCGGGGCCTCTTTCTCCTGCGCCAGCCACATGAAAGGCGGACGCGCGGCGGTGTTGAAAATCGACTGAAACACGCTGGTGTAGAACGAGGCCTGCAGACCGTAATCGAGGTTCCAGACTTGGCGCGCGAAGCCTTCCTTGCTGGCGTCGGTCGTGCTCTTGCCGTCGATGATCAGCCCGTTGGGAAACATGGCGCAGGGCTTGAGCATGAAGTCGGGGCGAATTTTCAGACGCACACCGGTGGTGGGATCGACCGACAAAATCGACACCTCGGTGAGGCTGTGCTCGGCGAGCTGCTCGAACACCACGCGACTGATCGGCAGCGCGCGAGCGATGCGCGCCATCTTCTCGACGCCGGCAATATGGTCGGCGCTCAGCACATCGCGGCCGGTGAGCTTGGGCATCCACTCGGTGATGAAATCGAGGTCTGACTGCTGCACAGGCGTACCGCCTTCGGCCTCAATTTCAGCGGCCAGGGCTTTGCCTTCTTTTGTGCTGAGCTTGATATCGTCGGGGATGCCGCGCATCGCTGTGAAGCGATCGCCGTCCGCCAGACAGTCGGCGAGCAGCTTGGCCCTCGTGGTGGCTGGGTGCACATCGTGGTTGGTAGCGAAGCGCTCGCCAAAGGCGTGCGGCTCGAACACGGCACAGTGCCAGGCGCGGCCAATGCGAAAGTGCTTTTTGTCAATCTTCTCGCGCTCGGGGTCGAGGTATGCGGCCCAATAGTGCAGCGGTGAAACGAGAAAGCGCTTGATGCCGCTTGAGCCCAGCGCTGCGTCGTCGTGGTAGGTTTCGTTAGGTAGGTCGGGAAAGACCCCCATCAGTGCATTGTTTTCCATGTTGCTCCTAGGTTATGCGTGAGCCGTATCAGCTCACGGAGCAAATAATAACACAAACCCGCGCAATTCATCTGCTCAGTGAATAGTGTATATTACGGCGGCGGAATAAAAAGCCGTGAACTATTTACACCCCGAAAGGAATACCATGCAAATGATTGGACTGGCCCGCCTGGGCCGTGATGCGGAACTCCGCAAGACACAGAGTGGCGAAAGCGTCTGCAGCCTGTCGCTCGCTTTCAATTACGGCCGTAAGGCAGAGGACGGCAGCCGCCCCGTGCAATGGGTCGAGGGCACGCTGTGGGGACGCCAGGCCGAGGCGCTGGTGGACTACCTGCTCAAGGGCAAGCTGGTGTGCGTGACGATCGATGACCCGTATCTGCAGACATACGAAGGCCGAAACGGTCCCGGCACCAAACTGTCAGGCCGCATCAGCTCAATCGAATTAGCTGGCGGCGCAGAGGGCCAACAGCAGCAGCGCCAGGCGCCAGCACAGCCAGCAGCTCAGCGCCCGCCGGCACCAGCACAGGCAGCCAGCCGACCAGCTCCGGCCGACGATATGGACGACGACATTCCGTTCTAAAGCGCAACGCCCAAACTGAGCACATTCAAGCCCGCTTCGGCGGGCTTTCCAATTGACAGACCCACGAATCAGTAAGCCGACAAATTATTCACACGCAATTACTTACCTCCTGTTCAAGCGTTCACGGGAGCGCATACGTTGCTTCTGTCTCCCCCGGCGAATCAGCACACGAACGGAGAAATATGTGAATACAACGACAACAATAGACATTGTCGCTATTCAGCAGCAGTTGGGGCTTTCGGATGGCAAGCTAGGGACGGCCATTGGAGTGCAGCGCCAGACGGTGAGGAATTGGCGCGTCGGACGGCCCTGCCCTGACCTGGCGCAGAATGCGCTGCGGTGGGTGCTTGAGCTTCGCCGCCTGGACCCGTCGAACGATAACCTGCCCGACGGGCTCAGGGTAAAGCTATGAAGATCGATGACGACGCCCTAGAGGTTGGCATGCTGATCGCGGTCAACAACGTGATCTGCTTCGCGATCGGCTTTATCGGCGCCTACCTTCTGCTGTAACCACGCCTCCCACTTGGCGACCGCCTGGCGCTTTTCGGTCAGGTACTCGTAGCGGTCATAGTGACGCGATGAGACGTCGCCCTCGGTGTGGTTCTGGAGCAGGTCGCGCTCCACCTTCGTCAGCCCTGCCGCGCCGGCCAGTGTCTTCCAGGTCCGGCGCAGGTCGCGCCCATTGAACGGCGCCAGTGCACGCTCCGCCGCATACCGCTTGAGGAACACCAGCACGGCACCGTCGGGCTGGTGCTTTCCTGCCTTCTCGCTCGGAAACAGCCAACCTTCTCGGCTCGGCTGGAGGCCGTCTAAGATTGCCGCCGCACGCCTGCAGACAGGCAGCACATGAGGCTTGCCGTTCTTCGTCTTCTCCCAGATCAGCAGGCGCTCGGCGCTGTTCCACTGGTGCGCCTTGAGCTGCAGGATTTCGCGCACGCGCTGGCCGGTGAGCATGATGAGCGCGATCGCCTCTCGCACCTTGGTGCGCCTCTGACCGAACCCACGCAGCGAGTTGAGCAGCTGCTTGTACTCCAGCTCGGACAGCCACCGATTGCCCACGCCCTCGGCCTCGGTGTCGCGTGCCACCGCCTCGATCGGGTTGGTCTTGATGCCCCAATCGCGGGGGTTCTCGACGCGGTAATCGTGGGTGGCCTTCATGGCCCAGCGGAATGCCGCGCCGATGTACATGCGGAACTTGTCGGCCTGCACACGGGAGCCACGATCGTAGACGGGCTTGATCACCGACACGATATCGTCGGGGGTGACCTCGGCCGCCAGCTTGTGGGCGCCGATTTTCTTGGAGGCCGCAGCAAGAATTTTCTCGGCTTGCTTGACCGCTGGCTTGCCGGCCTGGCGCAGGCTGTCGAGGTAGCCGTTGAACATTTCGCCCAGGGTGGCCTCTGGCTTTGCCGCTTCCTCCTGACCAGCAGCAGGGTCGGCAAACTTCGCCCTAGCCTGCGCCAACGTCATGTCAGGGAAGGCGCCGAGCTTCTCCATCCGCTTGGCACCGAGCACGTATTTGGCCGAGTACCACTCGGCGCGGTTGGGCTTGACTACGAGGGTCAGCCGGCCGGCTCCCTTGGGCGCTTTGTCGGTCAGGGTGATCGCGGTCTTTTCGCCCTTCTTGATCTCGCGCAGGGCGGCCCGGATGGATGCGTCGGTGAGCATGGAAACCTCGAACTTGGTAGCGGTTTAGTAGCGGTATCAGAAAACAATCACGCTCCAAAGGCTTATTTGTTCGGGTTTCCACTTGGTAGCGGTTTGGCCTGTAAACCGTTGTCTGTCTTGCAAAATCCTTTTACCAACTCGGTAAAGGGATTTGATGTTCGGCTCTTGCTCGGGGAGCCATTTCCAGCCCAAAAAACTCAACAAAATCAAAGTGTCGCTAAGGGTTGGACGGGGTTTTGGTAGCGGTTACGGTAGCGGTATGCCAGACCCGAAAAAAAGCCCCGATCGAGGTCGGGGCTAAGTGGGTCCAAACGAACCCAAGAGACAACCGGCGTCAGTTTTTGCAGACGGTCGTGGCGTAGCCCTGCAGGCCGCTCACTTGGTCGCGGAGTTCGTCAGCGTCCTTTGCCATCCTTCGATATTCGTTTGCGCACGCTCCAAGTAGCTTTCGGGCTGCACGGGCTTGGCCAGTGAGGGCGGCAGCGGTGGAATCTGCGGGGGTTGGACCGGCATTGAGTCGCTCGATCTCGTCGCGCAACCCGCCAGCCACAGCGTCAGCATGCTCAGCGCGAGCCAGCAGCTCGGCTTCCTTCTTGGCTTGTTCATTGGCAATCCTGTCTGCGTCTGCACGCATGGTCTTTTCTTTGGCCCGCGCCGCTGCCTCGGCCTTGCGGGTGTTCTCGGCCACATCGGCCTGGTAGCTGGCGAACTCGGCCTGCACCCACGCCAGGCGCACCGTCTGCACGCCGAGCAGCCCCACCAGCACGCCGACAACGGCCAGCGGCACCCATGGGGGTATCAGGCCCAATAGGCGGCCCATCAGACCTTCCCCTTGTATTTCGGCATGCGGGTGACCAGGACGTCCTCGACGTGGTGGCGGTTGATGTCGCAGGCCGATCGGCCGGCGTAGAGCGGCTTGGTCGATTTGAGACAGACCTTCTCGACGTTGCCGAACCACTTGTTGGGGTCGCAGCCGGTGCGCAGCGAGCAGGCGCGGCGCTCGTTCATCACGCCCCCTACCCCGCCGTTGTAGGCGGCGTCGGTCATGGCCAGCTTGCCATCCTGGTCTGGCACCAGCGGGTCGAGCCGGTTCCAGTTGGCGCGCGTCATCAGGATGAGCACGCGCATCTGGAGGTCGGGCCGCGAGTAGACAGTCTCCCAGCGCAGATCGTTGAGCCCCTTGCGGTCAAGGCGCTTGGCATCCTCCAGGGCGTCGAACCTGGTGGAGCCGTCAGCCTTGAAAGCGCGGGTGAGCTGGCCCAGGCCGGCGCCCTCCTCGCGGTCGGACTTGAGCCGCGACTTCGGGTTCCAGCACTTGGAGTGCTTGAGGCTGATGCAGCTCTCATGCTCGATCAGGGCGCCGAAATAGTTGGGCGCAAAAAAGCTCGGCCACACCTCGGCCACCTGGGCCTTGAGGGTCGGCAGGTGCTCCTTGGCCTGCTCGGGAATGTAGGTCTTGACGTCCTGGGCGTGGGCGGGATGCCACCACGCCAGGATGACAGCCGCCATGCAGACGGCGAGCCAGCGCTTCATCGCTGCACCTGGGCAAAGAACGACAGCAGGCCCCACAGCACCATGGCGCGAAGCAGACACACGCCCAGGTAGGCGATGCCGGCGGCGTAGTTGCCCATGATGGACTGCTCGTAGAGGTCCTCGCTCTTGGCGCTGCCGAGCATGGCCTTGGCGATGAGATACGCCACGCCAGTCACGAGGAAGGCCTGACCCCAGAGCTGGAGACGCAGCAGGGTGTCAGCATAGCGGGGAGACGGGTCGGTCCAGATGAACCACGTGAGCACGATGAGCGGCACGATGGCGAACTGGAAACTGCGAGAACCGAGGAAACTCAAAAACTTTTTCATGGGGTCAAACTCCTATTTGGACGTAGAGGAAAAGGGCGGCGCCGATCGTGCCGGCGCCCACGGATGCCCAGAACAGCGGCATGGCCACTGCCAGGATTGCGGCGGTCGAGAGGACGATGCCGATCTGCAGCGCAGCACCGGCGTAGGTATAGAAGGGCGAGCGAGCCGAGGCCTTGGCGCGCTCGGCCTCCAGCTCCTTGGCCTTGGCGGCGATCTCGTCCATGTCGGCCTTCATGCGGGTCGCTTCGGCTCGGTACTTGTTGGCCACCTGCTTGTCGGCGGTGGTGTCGGCGGTGGTGGCGTAGATGCCAGCGCGCACGTTCTTGGCCTGGTACCAAGACCATTGGTTGTTGGCCGCGATGGTGTTGGACATGACCTTGGAGCTGTTCGAGCCACCAATCATAGTGTTGATCGCCAGCAGGGCGGCGAAGGCAGTCACGACGATGGCCGCGCGCTTCTTGATCATGATCTCCAGCTCACTGCGGGTCAGGGTTTTCTTTTCGCTCATTAGCAATCCTTTCTTCAAAATCTTTGCGGAGTTTACGAAATTCTCGCGCCTCCATTACAAAAACAGCTCTGTCGGCTCTAAATTTCTGCTTGTCCTTGAGGTGATCGACAACGATCAACACAACGACGATCAGGAAAAACAAAACGAACACCACCAAAAAGGCGATGAACCACTGCGCTACTCGTGTGTCTTGACGAGCCAGCTCAACGACAACATCAGCGCCCACATCCACGCGACTACGAGCACCGACGCCACCAGCGCCAGTGCCCGATCGATTAGAAAACTGCGGGCCTGATACTTTCGCCATCTCTCGTTCAATTCCTCACCCCGCTGTCTTTCTTTCCTTGCTCGCTGCTCCTCGGTGACTTGCCCGTAGATCGCGTTGAAGTTGTCCCACAGGGGCCCAAGCTGATGCGGGACATGAGCCCCGCGCATCATGCTGCTCAGGCGGCCATAGGCTTGGTCCGTCTCATGCTTGAAGGCGCTGAGCTGGAGGATGACGTCGGGGTCTGGTTCGTCCTTTGCGTATTCGGCCTCCAGCGACACTTCGACCTGGTGGTTGATCTGCTTGTGTGCTCGGAAAAATGCGCCCACGTGACCGAGGAACTGCTGGACGATCTCCTGCTCGGTTGGGACGTGGTTGATGTACTCGTCTTTGGCTTTACCGGCTGGCTTGGTTGGCTCGGCGACTGCGTCGGGAATGGCCAGCGGGGCGGGAGCTGATGAGGGCTTCGGAGCGAGGCCGAACAGGCTTTTGAGGGTGCCCCAGATAGACCGAGCGTCCTTGACGATGGTCTGAGCGTTCTCGGCTGCCTTCTTGATTTTCTGGACCTGGACGGTCCCCTCAGACAGGCACTCGCAGCAATACTCGATGCCGGCATAGGCTGCCCGAACCCCTTGGATGAGCAGCATGAGTTCCACATCAAATGCGCAGCCCGTGGTTTTTCAGGAAATCGAGCACCATGTAGCCGATGCCGCAGAGCGCCATCCAAACCAGGCCGGTCACGGTCTTCTCAATAACGGCGTCTCGAAACTTGATTTTTCGGCCCTCGGCCTCGATGGCCAGGCGCACCCACTGACGTTCTTCCTCGGTGAGCTGGTTGGTGTTGGCGCACGCCAATGCCTTAGTGAGTTCCTGGACCAGCTCGGCGCGTTCTTCGGCCGTCAGCATAGGTTGAATGCGGCCATGTGACCGGGTGAAGGTTGGTAATTCATTGGCGTATTCGGCGGGTCTGTTAGCGGGGGCGCGACGAAGGCTTGCGATATTCTAAAAGGCGCCGCGCCGCGATACATCCGGGGTCGCTATCATTGGCCCATGAATATCTCAGTCCAGACCGATATTGAGAATGCGATGCGCAAGCTGCGCAGCATCACCGAGCAGCAGCAGTTTCGCTTCGCTGTGGCCAAGGCCCTGACCAACACCGCCTATGAGGTGCAGCAGGAGGTCCGCAAAAACATGCCACAGCGGTTCGTGCTTCGCCGCCAGTGGATTGTGCAGGGCATCCGGGTCGAGAAAGCCACCAAGGGCAAGCTGGAGGCCGTGGTCTACAGCAAAGACCAGTTTATGAGCCGCCAGGAGACGGGCGGCACCAAGGCCCCGAAATTCGACCAGCACTTGGCCATTCCGATGCGCGCCGTGCGCCGCACAAAGTCGGACCTGATCAACGCCGCTGACCTGCCATCGAATTTGGGCAAGGCTGAATTCACGGTGCGCCGTGGCCAGAAAACGATGCAGCGTCGTGGTGCCGGTGGCTCGGTGTTCAAGCTGGTGGCCAATGGCAAGACGTATCTATGCCGCCGTCGAAACGGCAAGGTCGAGCTGCTGTATTTGCTGGTGCCGCGCGCCGAGGTACGAAAGCGCCTGCGGATGGGTGACGATGGCCAGCGCGTGGCTCGCGCCAGGTTCGTGCAGAACCTGGAGGACGCGCTGGAATACGCGGTTAGGACTGCGCGATAGGTGGTTCGTCCGCTGGTAGGGGCGTGTTGCCCGCCTCCAGCCACTTTAAATAGGCTTGGTAGTCTGTATTGTTGGGGTCGAATGGGATGAAGGCGCTATCGGACAAACGCTCGACAGACGCAACTTCGTTCGTAAGTGGGTTCTTAAATAGCTTGTACATTTATAGCTCCGCTGTTGCTGTATAGCCTGTGATGTAGGCTTCTACAGAAGAATTTCCGGACACAAAGACATAGTCACTGATTGGCGAAGCACTTGGCCCAGCGCTAAATCCTGTAGAGCCTGTAAGGGAAACAGTTGGCGCTGCTCGCATTGGAGCAATCAAGGGCACGTTCATGCGCACCGCAACGTCACTTTGAAACGCACGGGTGGCAGAGATCTGTGTGCCACTTCGAACTTGGTAGTACCGTTTGCACAGCGCGTCCTCGACACCATACGGACGCCAATCAGCAGACGGCGCGCTGGTGTAAGTGCCTTTGCGAAAGTCCACACCAGTCAGGTTAAATGTGGCTGCATTGTTGGCAACAAGGTTCACCTGCCCCGTGACGCCTCGGTAGAACGTAGAGCCCCATGCCCCAGCAGTTCCAACAACGCTGGCTCCAGCGCCAAGGCTAAAGAAAATAGAAATTCCTTTGCCGTTTGTCGTGAGCCATGTTCCTGCAGTGTCACCTGCGATGTTTATTACTTTTTGCTCCCATGTATTAGCAGCGTTAACCGTGTATGAGAACGGATAGCAGCGCGAACCATCCGAGTTAATGATGCTGCCGCCGAAAGTTCCGGTCAAACTCGACTGTACCCAAAATGACAAAGTAACTGGTTTCGCGCTTGCCGTGCCCCATGCGAGGTCAACAATGTTGGCTCCTTCGATATTCTGAATAAACTCAAACTCGTCGGTGCTGCCAACCGTATAAGCCGACGACGATGTGGCTTTAAGACTGTTCTTGTATCCGGCAGGGGCCGCAGTGACCTGCTGGGCCGTGAATTTTGACGCGGCGGTCAGGCCACAGCGCCAGCGGTCAACGGGAAAACTCCCATCGACTGGGGTGATGCTTGCTCCGTTGTTTCGCTGGTCAATCTCCATGTTTGGGTTGATTAGGCGGTTGACCATGCCAAACTCAGCACCGCCGTTCGCCATCATGGATGGCTTGATTGAGGCGGCTGCAGGCGCTGGCATATCCTCGACTAGAGCCTGTGTGGCGCTGATCAAAGTGACCCGGCTGCGGTGGTTGGCCGGAATGTCGTTGGCGCTGACGTTGGCGTAGCTGCCATCACCGAGCTGGCGCACCAGGTTGGGAGGTGATGCCACGCCGCTGATCTGCAGCGTCGGGCTCGCGCCGCAGGCTGCATGGAACGTAACCCAGAACGTCATGCCGGCTGTGTAGGCCGGAATCGAAGTGGATGGCGTCAGCGTGTAGGCGGTGCTGGTTCCACCGGTCGTGCCGCTATTGAAGGCCTGCTGGAGCGCTGCAAGCGCGCTCGTCCAGGTCGAAGGCACAGCCGCATCGGGTGTGCCGCCGATCACGCCCTTGAGCACGCTCAGGTCGTTGACGATCTTGGAAATGTCCTGCGCCGGCGATGTGGTGGCCGGATTGATGGTCGATGTTTGCCAAGCCATAGGTTACGTCTTGATGATGGTGTTGGTGATGAGCGTCGGCTGCACATTGGGGTGCGCCTGACCGCCGCCCGCGCTTTGGACGCCAGTGGATGAGCTGGTGAAAGGCAGAGCGCCAGACGTCCAGCCGAACGTGCCTGAGCCGCTGGAGCGCAGCATGTAGTAAGGGTTGCCACTCGCATCGAAGTTGTGCGTGTGGGCCGGCATCTGGGGCGTGGTAAGCGTGTGAACCTGACCACCACCTGCCGCGCCTAGAGTGGCCCCATCAATCACGCCGAAGCGGATGGAGGCCGTGCCAGCCGTCACACTGGTGCCGCTGTTCAGCGTGATCTGCGTGGCGCTGTCGATGCTTGCGATGGTGCGTCCGGACGGAATGTTGGCGCCGATCGCGCTCATGCCGACAGCCAGGCCAGCCGTGCTAGACAGGCCGGTGATGACGGCGCTTCCAGCCGTTGTCGTGCCGCTCAGCGTGACGTTCAGGACGCCGGCGGCCGTGCCACCCATGTCGTCCTTGCCGGCAAGCACGCGACCGCGCGCGTCGGGAAGATTGAACGTAGTCGAGCCGTCGCCGGCGCCGTAGGTGGTGCCGATCGCCGAGAACAGGTCGGAATAGGTCGAGCGGCTGACGGCCTGGCCATAGCACAGCAGGAAGCCCGTCGGGGCTGTCGAGCCGCCGTAGGGCAGCATCACGCCAGCCGGGATGATGCCGCTGGGGAGCTGAGCCGAGGGTAGCTTGCCGCCGCTGTCGAGGGATGCCGCGCCGCTGGGGACGCCGAGCGATGCAGCTATATCGTTGACGGCCTGGACGGCAAGATAAAGCGCAGCGCGAGCAGACGCGACCGAATCGGCGCCAGCATCAAGATCAGCAGTTGAAATTCCGCCAGAAGGCCATGCCATAAATTACCCCAGAGAGCCGTAACCAAACACATCGACGTCAACGACGCCTGCCTTGGCCGCACCGGCGCTGTCGAAAACCTTGATGGTAACCTGAGAATTGCTCTTGCCGGTCACGGTGTAGCGGTCGCCACTGACGGCGGATTGTAAAGTGGCCTGCACCGTCTTCACACCAACGAAGGCCGGTGAGAACGAAATAGTCACACCGCTCGTGGTGACTGCGACATCCTTGAAATGATCAACCCGGTCCGGCACATCGATGTGCGTGATCAGCTTGGTCATGTAGGGCAAATAGTTGAGGTCCGTAGTGGACAGCGTCGCGCGCACCTTGAGGTATCGGAAGCGATAGGCGCCTTGCACGAAGGGCTGCCACTGCGACCAGGTCGTGCCGTCGGTGCTTGTGGCCACCTCGAAATATGCTGAGATAGCAGACGCCCTGCCCTGCCAGGTCCATTCGGGCGCGGCATAGCTCGCCCATGGGTCGGTGAAGTCCGACCATGGCGGATTGGACTTTGCCAGCGTCTCCACACTGCACTCGATCGCCAGCGTCGATGTGGCGATGAAGCCGATATCGATGGGAGCCGTGACATAGGCGCCCACCTCGATCGGGTCCGTGAAAATCCAGGGCGCCGTGTAGCTCGCCCAGGTGCCGGTCAGGTCGCTCCAATGCTTATCGCCCACCAGGGTCACGCCGCCCTTGAAGGTCGTATCGTCCCAGGTGCCGGCACTATCCCAGCTTCCGAGGTCGGCCCATTGCTTGGTCTGGGTGATGCCGAGCTGGAATGTGTTGTCGTGGGTGCCAGGGAAACCGGCCACGCTGTCGTTGTAGTCCAGCACAACGTTGATGCCCGATACATCGGCCACGATCACAGCGGCCTCGCTGACCGAGTAATTGCCGCTGGTGTCCACGGCCTTGATCAGGAACGTGCCACCGCGCTGCGTGGTGAAGGCGAAGCTGTTGGCAGCCGTCGAGCCGATCTGCGTGGCAGTGTTCCAGACTTCGCCCAGGCGCATCTCGTAGCGGTCCAGGTCAATGTCGCCGACATGCTGCCAGACGAAGTTGAGCACGTTGCCGTTGCGGGCCACGTAGAAGTTCTGGACACTCTCCGGTGGCGTGGCCTTGCCAATCACCTGGTAGGTGGTCGAGGCTTCTGGCCCGCGCGTGCTGAGCGCGTTCACGGCGCGCACGCTGATTGTGTAGAGCTGGCCATCTTCGACGTCGTTCAGGTCGATCGAAGGGGTGTTGGCGATGATTTCAGGTGAGCGGTTGCCGTAGGCCTGCTGGTAAGTGATGACGTAGCTCGTGGCCGTGACCACCGGCGACCAGGACACCTGCAGGCGGGTCTTGACCGCCGTGCCCGACAGATACAGAGCCTCGGTAACCTGCAAGTTCTGCGGCTGGGCCGGTACCGCCGTGAGCACGCTGAATGAGCGCGCCTCGAGTTTCAGGTTGTTCTCGACGGCCGCGAATTTCGACGGTTCATGCGCGAGCGCCACCACCTCAAATTCGTTGCGCTCGTTCTCGGCCACGCTGATGACGCGGAAGGTCTGCGGGTTCACGGCCGCGCTGGTCAAAATCCAGACGCCACCTTGGGCTGGCGCCTCGCTGAATGCCGGCGAGACGTTGAGCGTGGTCAGGGCGCCGCCGCTGTGGCTGACGCTCGTTTCCTGCACCGTGCCGTCGGCCTTGAGGGTCGCCAGCGTGTAGGCCTGTCCAGCGGTCAGCGTGACAGCGGCATCGATGGTGATGGACGATGTGCCGGTGGTGACGATGCGGCCGCCATAGCGCACGCCAGCCCGCACCGGGTCGGCCACTTTGATGACCTGGCCAGGGCGGCAGATCATGCCCTCAATGCCGGTCTTGAAGCTCACCGTCTCGGTTTCGAGGCGCTCGCTGTAGAGCAGCCAGCGGCCGGCGCGGTGGGCCTGACCACGGCTCGTGCAGCCGATCGCCGCAATCTCGGTGGTGATGACGCCGTAGCGCGCGATGCCGTCGGCGTCCTCCACATATTCGACCTTCTGCGTGTAGCGGTCGCTGGGGTCGTTCCATGTCACCAGGGCGACGGTGTGCCGTGCCTTGGCCGAGCTGCCCGAATAGGTGAAAACCCCGTCGATGACGTTGGCGGCTGTGTAGAGGTAGGCGGCGGTCGTGGGCGCGTCCTGGATGGCCGTGATGCTGCCCGATGACCAGAAGGCCATGCCACGGAAGATGGACGCCAGGTCGGAGAGGACCTTGTAGGCCTCCTGACGGGTCTGCATGTAGACGTTGCAGGTGAAGCGGGGCTCTTGGCCACCGAGGCCGTCGGGCACCAGGGCGTCGCAATACTGCCCGATGGCATAGAGCGCCCACTTGTCCACCTGGCTAGGGTCGATGAAGTCGCCCAGGCCGTAGCGGTCGGCGGTGACCAGGTCGTAGAAGCACCAGGCGGGGTTGTCGGTCCACGCAATCTGGAACGTGCCGTCCCAGCTCCCGGTGTAGGCGCGCGTTTTCGGGTTGTAGTTGCTCGGCACCCGCACGCGCAGCAGCTTCATGTCGTAAGCGCGGCTCGGGATGCTGCTGAATTGGCTGGCATCGACGCTGATCCCGACGATGGCGCTGTTGGGGTAGCGGAGCTTGCTGTCGACGATCTCCGTGACGGTGTCCCAGATCGTCTTGTTCTGCAGGTTCGATTGGGTGCTGTCGGCCGTCAGGCGAACCACGCGAACGTCCCACGGACCGGTGCCAGTCAGCGGGATGAGGAAGCTGCGCTGGTAGCGGCTTGTGGTCTTGCCGGTGATGGTCTCGGCGCCGTTGAGGTTCTGGCGCACAAAACCGCCGCCGTTGGTCTGGACGTCGATGGCGATACCGACCGTCGAGCCGCTGACGCTTCCGCTCGATGTGTCCTGGAAGGTGAGCTGCGGGACGCCAATCGTCACGCGCACGGCGTTCAGGTTCGGATTGGTGAATTGCCGGGTGACAGACGCCGAGTATTTGACCTCGACGCCGACATTGGTGGTGTTCTCGACCGATGGGAAACCAGGGATGTAGGCCTGGCTCTGAGTGCCGCTGCGGGTCACCCAGGTTGCGCCGCCGAAGTTGTAGCTGCCGTCTGGGTTCTGCAGCGGCGTGTCGTCCAGGTAGATCGACTTGGCGCCATCCACGAGGCCCTCGATTTCGCCCTCCGACACCAAATCGAGGACGCGCGCAAAAGCCTTGCTGCGCAGGCTGTCGGGCATGATGGAAGCGACCGTGCTGGCAGCTCCGCCGCCCTTGCCACCGCCGCCGTAACCCCTGATCTTCATACCGCGATATCCTCCGTCGAGAGGCCCGCGCTGATGACCGCGCTGCCGACCATGAGGCGGCCATAACCGACCGGCACGGGGTGGCCCTGAGCGCTCGTGTTGACGGCGCCGTTGAACACGTAGCTGGGCGAGTTGCTGTCCTGTGAGCCGGCATCCTGCTGCGGCGACGGCGACAGCATTTGCACGACACCGCCGAGCGCCAGGGAGACGCCGATCGAGCCCACGAGCGAAGCCACGGTGGTCGAGCCGAACAAGCCGATGGCACCGATGCTGGCCGGCATGAACACTGCGGCCGCAATCAGGGCCGCGCCCAGCAGCACGGTGCCGAGCGCACTTTTGGCGCCAGCCACGACGGGGGCGATGCGGATGACCTCGCGCTGGCCGGTTGGCAGGTTGACGTCCTCGACCTCGCTCACGCGCGTTGAGCCCGACCAGACCTTGTAGGCTGGCGCGGAATGGATGAGGGCGTGCTCGAAATCCTTGTGGTTCGCCATCAGGGCGCGGATGGCCTCGCCGATCGATTCGACAGCCATGTGGTGGACCCGCCCGAAGCGGCGCCCGAGTTCCCCATAAAGCCTGATTTCACGCAGCATAGCGCAGCACCTTGACTGTATTTTTCCTGAAATAGCCGCCCCACACGTCGCGGCTCGAAAGACGTCCGTGCAGGTGGTGCACGATCATATCGCCTTCCAGCCAAATCGCGCCATGGTTGGGCACCGGAGAACCAATCTGCATCAGTAAAACGTCTCCGTGCTGGGGGGTCTCTGCGACAACAAATCCGGCCTTGCTGAAATTATCCAAATAAAGGTTTTTCCCTTGGTGCCACCAGTCGTCGGTGCGCTCGAAATCGGGCAGCGTGATGCCGCGCTCGATGCGGTACCAGTCGCGGATGAGCGTGTAGCAATCGAGCACGCCGTGGTGGAACTGCCGACCGATGAGCGGCGCCCTGTAGCCGGTGGGCTCGAAACTGTGCCAGCGCTCCGCCGGCGTGGCATAGATATGCCAAGGCAGGCCCGAGGCCTCGCACGCGACCAGGTCGGCCTCGCTGGGCTCGGGGCCCACATTGGTATGGCTGTGCCAGACCGCGACGATTTCGCCGGTGTCCTCGGCGGCCGCATAGTCCTCGTGGCTGATGATGAAGTGGTCCTCGCCCTGCGCCAGGTTGCGGCAGGGCATGAAGCGCTCGCGGCCCTTGGTGACCACCACCAGGCCGCAGGCCTCGCGCGGAAACTCAGCACGGGCGAAGGCTTCGGCGTCGGCTTTCCAGTCCATGCTCAGCGGGTCAGGCCGGCAGCGGGGAAGCCGCCGAAGGGAAGCTCGGCATATTGGCCGAAGCGGGCCTTGCAGCTCGACAGGCGCTTGCCGCAAACGTCCTGCGCCAGTGTGCCGACGGGCTGGTCATTCGTGTCGAGATAGGTGGCGCCGGTGTAGCCGCACTCGGCGCCCCGATAGCGCCAACTGCAGATGTTCTGCACCACCACGCGACGGGGGAGCTGCACGCCGGTCACATCGAAGGCGGCCGCCAGCTCGAACTCGATCAGCACCTTGTTCTCGGTGGCCTTGCGGTCGATGAAATAAACGTCGTCCGGTAGCGCGGCCGAGGGGTCGGCGGTGGGGTTGGTGCCGCCCGGAAAATTCACGGCGTCCAGGTATTTCACGAGCGTGCGGCGGCGGGTCAGCTTGGCGCCGACCAGGTCCTGGTAGCTGCGCACCAGAGCGCCGAGCAAGCCGGTCACGTTGGCGACACGCAGCGTCGGGCGTGGGAGCTGGCCCTTGCCGCGAAACTCGAACCCGGAGGCCTCGATGGGAAAGGCGCTGTAGGCGTTGCCATTCCACACGACGTCGGAGCCGAGCGCGTTCTTGCCATTGTGGAAGCGCACCACGGTGCCGCCGAGGGTCGTGCAGTCCAGCTCGAACAGCTCCACGATGGAGTTGGGCGCGAGCTGCTGAAGGTCTGCCTGGATGGTCATTCGCCGAACACCTCCTCAAAGGTGCAGGACAGGTTGTTGACGCCATACTGGACCAGCGAGCGTCGCCACTCGGCGCACTTGAACACGCCGGCGTTGCCGTCTGGGTCGGTCCAGTTGAAGGCCTCGACACCGTTGCGGGCCCGCAGAAACGCCAGGATGGGGGCGATCTCGGCGGCCGTGCGGGTGTTGAAGCTGAGCGACCAGGTGCGCGGACGGATGTTGATGCCGTCGCCGACGCGCTGCTGGTAACCGTCGCCGAATTTGGATTGCAGCACGCGCGGCTTCTCGGTCAGCTCGGCGCCGAAGTCGGGGGTGAAAGTGAAGGTTGTGGATGCCATAGCTTAGGCCGCCAGCAAGCCGCCGGGGCGTTTCTGGTTGATGAGTTCCTGACGGATGGCCGCGCCGATTGCCGCGCCGAGCTGGCCGGGGTTGCCCGCGCCGTCCTTCTCGACTTGGCCGGTCTGCGCGTTGACGGTGACGTTCACCGACACGCCGCCCGAGCCCTGGCCACGGTAGTGGTCCACGACGCTCTCCTGCGGGTGCAGCATGGCCAAGAAACCGCCCTTGCCATCCATGCCGCCCGAGCGGCTGCCGCTACCCGTGTAGCCGCCACCATCGAGCGACGGCAGTGCCGTTGCTGTGACGCTGCCAGCGGCCACAGGACTGGCCACAGCGCCAGTGCCACCGAACCACGAGCCGGCCATGCCCTTCATTGCGGCAGCCAGCGGACCGGTGATCGAGGACTGAATCTGAATGCGGATGAGGTCCTTGATGATGCTGGTCGCCAGGTCGCGGAAGTTGAACTTGCCCGTCATGGCAAATTCCACGAGCGCGTCCTCCATGCCCTTGAAGGCATTGGTCATGGCGTTCTCCACCAGCTTGGCGGTGTTGCTCGCCTCATCGGCGTATTTCTTGAGGGCCTCCTTGGCGCCGTACTGCCAGGTGCGCGACTGCTCGTAGTTCACCTTCTCGATCTCGGTGCGCAGCGTGCCGGCAGCCTCGGCGGCCTTGCGGTAGCCCTCGGCTTCATCCGACGTCATGCCGCGCGTTTTGACGCGCAGGTCGTATTCGCGCTGCTTCGTCTCGACCAACTGCTTGTACTCGAAATCGGTCATGTCGACCTTTTCGGCCTCCAGACGCAGCATGTCGTTTTGCTGGGCGAGGTCGTCGATGTAGTAGCGCAGCGCCTTGGACTTGCGGTCATCGATCACCGACACATCGAGGTCGGCTTTCTTGCGAGCGGTAATTCCCTCCTGCTCCAGGCGGCGCACTTCGGCCTGGGCCTCGGCAATCTTGCGGGCCTTGTCGATTTCCTGGGCGGCGTCTTTGGTTGGCTGGGCTTTCTCGCTCAGGATGCGCTCCTCAGCGAGGCGCTTTTCCTCCGCGATCTGCTTCTGCTTGATCTCGGTGATGCGGCGCACATAGTCGCCGTCCGACAGCTCGTTCTTCTGGTGGTAGCTCTCGATGACCTGGCGCTCAAACTCCAGGTTGCGGATGCGCTCCTGCGTGGCCGCCTGCATTTCGGCGAGGCGCTTGGCGGACGATGCGACGAGCTTGCGGTCATTGAGGCCGCTGGCTTCTTCCTCGACCTGGCGGCGACGCTCGGCCTGAATGTCGGCGTCCTTCTGGGTCAGGCGCTCCATCTCGCGCTGGTTGTCTTTCAGCGTCTGCAGACGGGCACGCGCGGCCTGTAGCTCGGGGCTGTCCGCCGAGATATTGGCGCCACGCTTGGACGCCGCCGCGCGCATTTCCTCGGCGGCGTTGAGCGACTTCTCTAGGGTGGCGATCTGGTCTTTGAGGGTTTCGGGGCGGCCGACATTGGCGATCTTGTCACCAGCCCAGCTTGCCGCTTCGCCTACCGATTTCCATGCGCGCTCCAGCCAACCGAGCTGGGGCTTGCGTAACTCGAGTTCCTGGCCCAGCAGGCGCGAGTTCAGCGCCACAGCCTCCTCGATGCGGCCCTGCTGTTCGAGCTGCTTGATGTATTTGAACTGGTCGAGCGTGAGGTAGCCGATCGCGCGGTTGTGCGCGGCAGCCCAGGCGGCCACACCATTGGCCATCTGCGCAAAATCCTTGATGACGGCGTCGGCCGTTTGCCCGCTGATATCCTTGAAGCGGGTCATGGCCATGACCACGGGTTCGAGCGACTGCTGGCCAAACAGGCCGGTGCCGATCGCACCCATCAGCAGCTCCTTGTTGCCGCCTATCGTGCCGTTGTTGGCCGACATGGTGCCGGCGAGCTGCTGAAACTTGTCGTAGTTGAGCGCGGCGATGTTGCCGGTCAGGGCGAGCTTCTTGTTGAACTCGTTGACCTCGGTCTGGCCGTCGTAGAAGCCCTTGACCAGGATGCCGACTGCGGCCGCCACGCCACCGATCGCCAGGCGCACAGGCGTCAGCGCAGACGCCAGCGAGCGGAACATATTGCCGAAACCGCCAAAGCTGTCTTTGATCTGGCCGCCCTGTTGCAGCAAGATCATGAAGGGGTTTTGGCCGCCGGCGAGCTGTGTGGCGATATCGGTGAACTGAGCCGGCAGCATGCGAAACGCCATGGCCGTCTGGGCCGCGCTCACCTGGCCGGCAGCGCCGACATTCTTGATGCTCTCGGCGAGCTTATCGACCTGCGCCTGACCTTGTGTGGTCGCGGTAATGCGGAAAAATGCGCCGGTCTCAATCGCCATACTATTCCTCTCTCAGCACCTCTAGGGCAGCGCTTTCCATCGTTTGAATTTGCCGGAACAACTCAGGTGTCGCCGGTGTCCCCATGAATTCTAAGGCCGCCCGCACCCCCGCGTAGTCCATGCCGACCGGTCCCTGTGGCCCGTGACGCCATTGCGTCTGCAGGCGGTGAAACAGGTTGAGCGGCTCGACGTTTTCGGCCCACAACTCAAAGTCCTCAGCCTGCATGGCTGCCACGAATTCTTCGGGCGGTGCACCGAACAAGCCGAAGTCCTGCTCAATCTCCTTTGTTCCGCCATGGCTCAGGAGGTAAGCCACGGCGTCACTCAGTTTTTTTCCTGTGCGGCCCCAGAGTTCGCCTGCGTGAACACTCGAAAGATCGCCAAGCCGACGCCTGGGATTTCCAGGAAGCGCTCACGGTTGGCCTCGCTGAACGGGACCTCCTCGTTTTCGCCCAGCACGCCAGACCAGCCGACCAGGATTTGACGCACGGCATCGAGGCCGGTCATTTCGCCAGCCGTCACACGGTTGCCGAGGTCCTCGGCTTCCGAGCGCGTCAGGCGCTTGAACACGGCGTCGAATGTTCCGGTGTCATAGCCACCGCCGTCCTTCGGAATGCTGACCTTGACGGGCCAGCGGAAGGTGTCGCTTTGCGTGATCTTGATGGCCATTACTTCACGCTGATCAAGAGTTCATCGTTGCCCGCGCTGGACGGGATGTAGTTCGTACCGAACTGCAGCATCGAGACGCCGTCCATGTCCTGGTACTGAGGCTTGGTGAGCTGCACGCGCGAGCTGGTGATCTGCACCTTGTTGCCGCCGGTGATGCCGTGCGTGATATCGAGCGCGCCGAGCGTTGCGGCCTTGGCCAGCGACCACCAGTCCTTCGCGGTCACGGTGGTGGCCTCGATGGTCATGCTGCCCTGTGGCTCGCGGTCGGTGATGAGCACGGCTTCGGAGCCACCCACCAGCGTGCGGTGCACGATGGAGTTGGTGAGGTCGAGCTGGAAGTCGGACAACACGGCCGAGTAGCCATGCAGCGTGAAGGGCGTGGTGTTCACGTTGGTGACGGTCAAAGGCGTCTGGAATGCCGAGTAAGTCGGTGCGGGCAAGGCCACATCGCTCACGGCGTTGTAGAGGCCGGTGAACTGGAACTTGAACACCGGAATGTCCTTGACCTTCATCTGGATGGACACGGTGCCGCGAGCGCCAGTGAGCTTGTGCAGCACGCCGTCGTTGTTGAGGTAGATCGTGACCGATTCAAACGATGCGCTGATGGGCGCGTAGTCCACCTTGGTGCTAGCCGTGATTGTCTCGGACAGACCGCAGGCACGCAGCAGAGGGCCGTAGCCGGGGACGGTACCAGCAGCACCAGCGCCGGCAATCTCCACCTCGAAATCGACGGTGGCGCGAATGGCGGCGGGCAGCTGCTCAGAGCGGCCGAGATAAGGGCGGACCAGGTCGCGGTCGACGAAGTCGGCATCCTGGGGCGACACGTTGAGGTTGCGCACCAAGATCGCGTTGGCCGCGCCAGTTGGGACGGGGTCGGTGCCGTAAGTGGTTTCGATTTTGGCGAGAATTACTCGCTTCCGTTGCAGCAAAGGCATGGTTTACTCCTGCACCGGCTCGGGCGCGTCAGTGGGTTGTTGATCAGGTTGTGCATCGGCATGTTGCGTGCGCTCTTGGAGCGTGCGCTTGCCGGTTTTCGGGTTCAGAACGTAGCTTCCGCCATGTCCTTCGTGTTCGTCATTCAAATCACTCATGTGGTCATATCCCCATAACTGTGGCGAAATTTTACGGAATAGTTGTGCGTGACTTTCGCAGCGGGAAAGTCTGCTGCGATTATTTCGCTGTTTGCGTCCTCTAAACGCATATCGATGGCCAGGCCACCGAGCGATGTGTCGGACATGACCAGGTTGTGCACCGACACCAGAATATCGTCGGCCGCCTGGTCGGGAGTGTCGTCGCGGGTAAAGACGGCCACCTCCACCATGAGCACGCGCTCAAGCTGCGGGACCGTCTCGGGCGCGGCCTGTTCGCTGGTCCACTGGACGGCGACAAAGGGCGCAAGTTCGCGGGGGTTGGGGTCGGCCTGGCTGCGATAGACGCGACCGCCTACGCCGACGGTGTCGGCCAGCTTGGCCATGATGGCCTGGACGATCTGCTCGCGCTTGCTTGCCATGGTCAGAGTTTTGAGAGCGTAGCGGTCACCAGTTGTCCGTCGGCCTTCAAGCGGACGTCACGGACACGGAATGCGATGCCGTCGACCGTTCCTTGGTCGCCGGATTTGACCCCCACCAGGGAGGTCACGGGGTAGACGATGCTGTATTCGTTGGTGAGCACAGAATCGCCGAAAATGTCTTGAGTCTGGGCATTGAACATGACCAGAGCAGATACCGGCGCACCTCCAGCAGAGGTGAAGGTCGCCTGGACGGCGAACTCTGCCCCGCTGAAAAATGCGCTGATATCCTCGGAGAACACGATCAGCCTTCGGCAGTATCGGCCGCCTTGGCGGCTTTCTTGCTGGCGGCTGCGGCCTCAGCGGCACCGCTGGCAATCAGGGCTTCGGCAGCTGCCTCGTCCTTGAGTTCCAGGGTGTCGCCTTCGGCGTAGTCCTTCCCGTCGTGGTTGACGGGGGAGAGCACGGTCAATTTCATGCTATCCCCTCGCCTTACGCCACGGCGTTGGTGATCAAGTAACCAGCGCCAGCACCTGCGATCACAGGAGCCTCAGCGCGGGTCACTGGAACGAACCAGGACTTGGCGTTGCGGTCGAAGTAGGGCTGCTCAACGATTGGGTAGCCGTTCAGGTTGTAGGTGTAACCGAAGGTCGGTGTACCCATGTCGGCCAAAGCGGCTGTCTCGGTGAAGCCCAAGACAACGTCCTTGCCCCACACATCGCTGAATGCTGTGCCGGCGTCGTTGGAGTAGATCGCGTCGCCCACGAGCACCTTTTCCACGCCGAACAAGCCGGCCAGGATATCGGCAGTCGCCACGTCGCGGCCTGTGTACTTCATGCGGTCCACGATCACGGGGTGAGCGCGGAGCTTGGCCATCACAGCCGCACCCATGATCAACACGTTGGGACGCTTGCCGGTGGCAGCGCGGATGGCTTCCTTGGCGGTCTCAACGTTGTTGATGGGGTTGGACGTGCCGCTGTAGTCGCTCCACTGACCGGTACCGGACAAGGTGACCTTGTTGTTGGAACCGTAGTTGCCAGCAGTGCGAGCCAAGTCGGCCTGAGCTTTCTCCAGGCGCAGAGCCATGATGCTCGACACCTTCTTGATCGCCATGGCCATGTGGTCGATAGACCAGCCGTTCGCGCCGTTCGCGCCTTCTTGGTACACCTCGATTGGCACTGCGCCTTCCAAGCTGTAGTCCACGAGCGCGAAGTTCGAGCCAGAGTAGCCGAACTGGATGCGCTTGGTGTTTTCACCAGGTGCGCGTGCGCTGTTGTACAGCATGAAGTCTTCTTTGCCGAAGGTGATGATCTTGCCAGCGCGGAGGCTGACAGGAACCTGTGGGAACAAAGCGCCGCCGACGAAGTCGGGCTGCTTGTAACCCTGAGCAACGTTGGTCAGGACGGGGTCGATTACCCGTACTTGGGAGAGGTTCAACTGAGACATTTGGAATGCTCCTTATTTGAAATTAGTTAGGGATGATCAGCACTTCGACGATATCGCCGGCGGCCGATGCTGCGTTGAGCGCGCGACCGATTGCGACACCAGCGGACTTGGTGACCACCTGAGTGACAGTCGAACCGACTTCGACCAGCGAGCCGGCGGTGATGGCGGCGCCAGCAACAGCCAAGGCGGTGCCGAGGACAGTCACGGGAACCAAGTCGCCAGAGGCGGCTGCCACGTTGGCGAAGCCCACGGCGTTACCAGCGGCCGTAGCTGCTGCACCGGATGCCTGGACGGGCTGATACTGAGCCAGCGCGGCGCCGGCGGTGACGCTCTTTACGAGCAGAGGGATGTTACCTTGCATGATGAAAACTCCTTATTTGGAAACGGCTTTGACGGCGGCGAGGTAGTCGGTACCGGGGTGCTTGGCCATGTAGGCTTTTGCGTCGGTGTCGAGCTTCGCTGCGGTGGCATCCACCTGGAAACCTTCGGGCACGCGCATGCCGGTCTTAGCGGCAGCGGGTTCTTCCTCGATCTCGACGGATGTTGGGACGGGCGCGGGTGCGTCGTTCTGGCGTGCGCTGGCAGCACCAGCGACGCGGCTGCGTTCAGCAGCGAGCACCTGCACGGCGGCCTCTGGGCCAGTGGTCTTGCCGTCGAAAGCCAAGGCTTCGATCAGCGCTTCGTGGCCGGGCATGGATTGCTCACGCACGGCCTGGATGCGGGCGCGTTCGGCCTCAGCGCCTTCTGCGCGCAACATAGCTGCGGCATCAGCGTTTTCGGCGACGAACTTGGCCGCGAGTTCTTTGGGGTCCATAGACACTCCTTGAATGGTTGGTTCAATTTCGACGTGCGGCACCGGCTCGTCGGTCAGGTTTTCATCAGCAGCAGCACCGGCTGCCAGATGATCGGCGCCAGCCGCAGCGATCTTTGCCTTGCGGCGCGATGCGAATTGGCTGGGGTTATCGGCCAGCTTGGCGACCATCGCGTCCACGGTGGCGACACCGTCCACGAGGCCGGCGTCAATCGCCTGCTGCCCGATGAAAATGCGACCGTCGGCCATGTGCTGCAGCACCTGGTCGGCGCTGACCTTGCGGTTCTGCGCGACGGTCTCGACAAAGACGCGGTAGATTTCGTCCACCTGCGACTGGATGTAGGCCTTGCCCTCGGCGCTGAGCGGCGCGCTTTCGCTGCCCATGCGCTTGTATTTGCCGGCCGTGATTTCGGTGGTCTGCTTGGCGGCAGTGCGTGGGTCATACGCATGCGTGGCCACCACGCCGATCGAGCCGACATAGTCGGTCAAGCCGCTGATGTAGACCGCATTGGCCGCGCTGCCGAGCCAGTAGCCGGCGCTGGCCATCGTGCCCGTGCAGCAGGTGACGGTGGGCTTCTCGGCCGCCAGAGATTTGATGCTCGCGGCGAGCGCGGGGATGCCCAGCACGTTGCCGCCGGGGCTGTCCATGTCGATCACCACGGCGCGCACCATGGGGTCAGCGCGCATGCTCTCGACCTGCTGCTGCAGGAGCTGCGCAGAGGCGCCGCCAGAGACGCGGGTGAACATATTGGCCTTGTTGGAAATGACGCCGCTGATCGGCAGCACTGCCACGCCGTTGTCGCGGATTTCGTAATCCTGCTGTTCGTTGGCCAGCGGTCGGCCCAGGCGAGCTTCAATCGCCTCAATGTCGATCTTCTCGCCACGGAAATGAGACGAGTACACCGCCTGAATTTCGCGCAGCTTCTCGGGCATGATCGCCCAGGGGCTGGTCAAAACGTCAATGAGTTTCATGGTTGCGAATTGTATTGATGGGCGCGTTGCAAAACGCGCGAACCCTGAGAATTTCAGGGGCCTACTGGAAGCACGTTGAGCAAAGCCTTTGCGACCAGCGTGTTATTGAGCGACGTCGTGAAAGTCGCGGTCACTGCGTAGCGGCGCGGGTCCTTGGTGTTGAGCGCCGTGCCACCGCTGATGCGGACCTGCACCACCTTGCCGGCGGCCACCGTGCGGCCATCGGGATAGGTCACGGCGGTGACATTCACCACTGGCGAGCCGAAGGTCAGCGCATCGGGCGATACGTTCGGCAGGCCCGCCACCGTCGGTGTGCCCGTGATGGTTTCGCCAGCCGCGAGCAATTCGCTGCAGTCGATATCGAAAAGGGCGCTTTCGCCCGGATATTTTTCAAGCATGGAAGGTCCTCTCTGGTGCGCTTGGCACCCACACGCGACCCAGCGCGTCGGTGGTCACGACGCGCACCGTGGCGCCCGCGACCCATCGGCGTTCGAGGTCATTTTTCTGAATGTCGGTGAAGGCTCCGCCAGACGCGGCGAAGCGGTCGGCCCCGATCTCTGTCGCTGCCATCAATCCAAGGCGCGGAGCCTTTGCGCTGGCGGCGAACGTGTCAGCGCCCTCGCTTGTGGCCATGGTACCGCGCACCGCCACCTTGCCGGCGGCCGTGGCTGTATCGGTGCCCGTTTCGCTGGCGCTGAGGGCACCACGCACGGCGACTGTGCCCGACGCTGCCAGGGTGTCGGCGCCAGTCTCGGTGGCCGCCATGGTGCCTGTTCGGGTCGAGGCGGCCGCGCTGGTGTTGAACTCCACAGCCACAGCGCCGAACGATGTGGCCGAGGTGCTCGCCCAGGTGATGGTCGAGCCGCTGAAACCTGAATCGATCGACACCACTTCCAGGCCCGTCGTGGGTGATGTGAAGCCGGTGCCGTCGAATTGCTCGGTCCAGCCGCTGGGCTGCGTGATGCCCGCCGGCGACGACGCATTGCCGACGAAACCAATCAGCGGGTTGGATGAGCTGGCCGCAGCCCCGAGCGTGATGCTCGGCGTGCCGCCTGACGAAATGTTGTTCTGCACGCCGGACTGCACCACCGCCGATGCTCCGGCACGCGATAGACCTTGCACCGACAGCACGTCGATGAAAGCGCCCGTGGCTGGGTCGCCCGTGCAATCGAAAGTGGCGGTCTGCGACACCGCTGAGGCCACCAGGCTGTCGGCGACAAACAGATACAGCGTGTCGTTGGACGACGCCTTGGTGGCGCTCGTGATCTTGGTGAAGGTGATGCCGGCCGAGGTGGTGAAACTGCCAGGCGCCACGCAGGACGGCGCGACGACGCAGGCCACCAACAAGTCACCGACGGCAGGCGTAAACGCACCCGTCGTGTAGCTCGTGACATTCGAGCTGTCGGCGAGCGTGACGCGCTGGACTACGGTTGCCATGTCGGGGCGCCTTTACCCGACGGCTCAGGCGTGAGTGATGCTCGCGCTGCTGATGGTGACGGTCTGGCCGGCGGTGATGCTCACGCTGTCCAAATTGATATCGGCGCCCGAGGTGCCGACGCTCAATCCCGTCACGACGTCCGTGCCGCCACTTGCCGTGCGGATGCGCGCGGCAGCCGCTGTGCCGCTGGCATCGGCCGAGGCGTCCGACTGCGGCATGGTAAGGGTCAGCACACCACCCGACGCCGCAGGCGCCGCAGGGTTGGCCAAGGGGATGGTCGCCAGAATGGTGGCCATGCCGGCCGTGCCGATTTCCAGCACGCCGGTGCTACCGATGGCCGTGGTGACTGCGTTGAGGCGGGCGTTTTTGACTGCGGTGGTGTAGGTGACGGACATACAGGCTTTCAGTGAGGCATCAATCGTTTCCCATTTCCTGGTCGATCAGCAGCACGCCACAGGCGTCGCCTTCGACACGCTCCAGACGGGCCAGGAGGTCGCCATATTCGCCGACCGACTTGCGCTGGATTTCCAGGAATTGCAGGAGGTGCTGCTGAGTGAGCACATCCACTTGGCCGTACCAGGTGGCGTAGTCGCTCTGTAGCGCGAATTCGGTGTCATAGGCGAGCTGCAAGGCGTCGCGCAGTGAGCCCACGGGGTCCACGGCATCAGCCAAGGCCGGCAGGCCAGCGACACCGCCACGGTCGTTGATGTAGTCGACATGGCGCTGGTAGTGGGTCAGCTCGTCAGCGCTCTCGCTCAAAAAGAACTTCTGCGCGCCGAAGTAGCCCAGGCGCTGCAGCTGGTTGGCCACGTGCTTGTAGAGGTGCGAGGCAAACAGCTCGGCGTGCACGGCATCGGACAGGATGGCTTCGACTTCCGGGGTCAGTTGGTTGGGTACGGGCATGATCTCTCCAGGTCAGGTGCTGGCGCGCACGGCCTGAGCGCGGCGCAGGCCACGCAGGGCGTCGGCCTGCTCGTCGTTTTCGTTGTCGTCGTTCTGGGCTGGCGCTGGCGCGGGTGCATCAGGCAAGGCGGGCATTCCAGGCGTGCCAGGTGGAGGCGCAACGGGCGCCTGCAGGCCGCTCTCGACGCGCTCCTCGGTGATGCGGACATTCTCGCGGTGCTTGTCGTCCCAATCTCCGCCGTCATAGGCGCTGATTTCCTCGGCCAGCGTTGTGAGGCCCATGTCCACACGGGCCTTGGCGGCTTGCACTTCCTTGAGCGGGTCGATGGCGCCGGGCCCGTCACCGCTCCACTGCGCACCGGTCCAAGCCATGCGAACAGCGGGGTCCGCAAAGAAACCAGGTGCGCTGATGCGGCCAGAGGCCACGGCGTCGGCGAGCCATTCCTCGTAGACGGGCTGGCAGAACTTCACGGCCAGCCATTCGCGGCGGATTTTGAACGTGCGCCAGGCATCGAGCAGGGCCGCGCGGGCCGCGCTGTAGCTCGACTGGAAGTGCTTGGTCAGCACCTCCTTGGGGATGTTCAGCGCCATGCCGATCTGGGTCATCACGGCATTGACGAAGGGGTCGAAATTCGGATTGGGGCGGCCCATGTCGGGCGACTGGATTTCTTCGCCGGGCAACAGGTTGACGGCCGCGCCGGACTTGATCGTGCCGTCCCAGCGCTTGGCGGCGTCGATGTAGGACTGCTGCGCGCCGTCGTCGAAGGTGTCGGCGAAGGTGTCGGGGTCCATCTTTACGAACATGGCGAACACCGCGCTGTTCACGGCTGCATCCACCTCGGCGGTGCTGTAGCGGGTGAGCTGCTTGAGCAGTTCGATGATGGGCGCCAGTGCAGGCACGCCTCGGGTCTGACCGGGGCGCAGCTTGCGCATCAGGTGCAGCACGTTGCGGCGACCGGACTTGCCGCGCATAGCGACGCGCGTCCACTTGAAGTCGGTCGGCGTGATGTAGCGGCCGGGGTGTCGGTTGCAGACATGAATGGCGACAGGAAAGTGCGACTTGTCGCGCTCGATGCCTGCCGTCATGTCGTCGGTGTCGGCCACCCAGCCTGGATTGCTGACACGATCGGCCTCGATGATCTGCACGGCCAGTGAGTAGGGCCAGTCGGGACGCTTGACCTGCGCCAGCACCACGAAGGCGTCGCCACTCTCGAGGTGCGTGCGGAAAGCGAGGTCCTGCATTTCGGCCCAATTCTGCTGGCCGTAGGCGTCGGCATATTCGCTCATGGCCCACAGGCAGAACTCGCGCTCGACGTTATCCTGCCATTCCTCGGCGGCCTCTGCGTCGAGGCCGAGGCGGTCGGCATCGATGCGGGAAATCAGGCGCAGGCCTGAGCCCACGACGTTGGTGACTTCGGTCTCAATCGCGCCGCCGGCAATGGCCGAATTGCGCACCAGGTCACGCGAGCGGGCGCGCAGCTCGCGCAGGTCGCGCAGCGTGTCGGCGTCACTGTCGCCAATGCCGGGTTGGAAATACGCCAGGCGCTCGTGGTAGCCGGCGCCGCTGTAGCCGCCACCCCCTGCTGATGCGCTGATGCGGGCCTTGTAACGGTTGCCGGCGGCATTCGGGCTGAATACCGCGATGGCGCGTTCGACAAAGTTGGGCGGTGGTAATTTTTTCATGCTCAAAAGTTCGGACGGGGCACGATGGCGGCACTGCGGCCGGCAGCTCGGGCGCTCAGGCGCTTGACGCGCTGGTCCCACACGTTGATGCCCGCCTGAATTTCGGCGAGGTTGGCTCGCTGGAGCATGCGACCTTCAATTTCGTACCGTTGACCGGACAAAACGGCAGTCTCGGCCGCCAGATAGGCTTCCAGTTTTGCTTGTGCGATTGCGAGGGTAATTCCAGCCATTTGGGCCCCTATTCTGAACTGTTCGGCGTCTCAGCGCCCGGCTTCTTGCGATTTTTGCGACCCAGCATTCGGTAAATCGTTGCCCGAGACAGTCCGACCTCGGCCGCAATCGTGGCCACGGGCTTTCTCTGCCTCAATCCGGCGTCAATCTGGTCGATTGTGACCGGTGCACGCGGCTGGATGCGCATCGCAGTGCCACCAAACTCACGCCTGATGGCCTGATCGGCACGCGAAAGCGTGACGGCGTCGACCTTGGCGACTGTTCCGACGATTTCGAGGATTTGCTGCACTGCATCTGGCTTCATGCTGACCGCCCCCACCCGCTTAGGTTGACCCGACCGGCGACAACCGATGCCGGTGTCACCTCGCTTGCTGTATCTCCGTCAGATTTTACGGTATTTGCGGCGCCCGTAACTAGCCTGTGAGCCATTTGCATGTAAAACGTTGCCCGATTGTGTCGGGTTTTCACGTATTCCAGGGCTGCCAGCGCCAGAACTTCGCAGTCCAAGTCTTCGTTGTATTCGCTGTCCTTCTTGACCCAGACCCGCTTGGGGAAACCATTGACCAGCTTGACCACCTGGCGCTCGCTGGTGAGCTGTTTCCAGTAGTCGGCATCGAGGCCGAGCGGCCAGTGCATCACGCCGGCACCCGTCGGGGCGTCCATGCGCAGCCGCGCGTAAATCAGCGCCTTGCCGGTGTCGCTGCCGACCGGCCACAGGTCCACGCCGCGCTTGATCTTCTGCTGGCGGATGTTGATGTCTTGCTTGGTCGGCTTACCGAGCAGCGCTTTGCCGGGGATGCTCTGGCCCTTGGTGGCCAGCACGTGGCGGGCGCGGTTGCTGCGCGCGAAGGCGTAGACCAAATGCGTGGTTTCGCCGTCGCCCGAATCGATCGCGGCCGCATAGGGCCGGAGCATGCCGCCACCGGCCACGGGGTATTCCTGGTTGATGGCTTCGAGCACCTGGCGCCACAGCTCGGGCTGGGTCTGGTCGCCGTGAATGATCTTGCGGTCTACCAGCCAGCTCTCGTCCCCCTCGCCCCAGGCGCGAATGATGATCTGCGCGTAGCCACCTGCTCGGCGCTGCAAGTCGATGCCGGCCGTGAGCACCACGCCGCCGGCGGGCACCTCGCCCAGGCTGTAGCCACCGGCGCGGCTCTGCAGGCCGTCTGAATCGAGGCGGACCGTGTTCTGGTCCTCCCAGGTCTCGGCCAGCACGGTGTTGACGAACACTTTGAGTTGCGCGGGGTCGCCGGCGCAGGCCTCGAACTCCTGCAGGACCTCGGCCCATGATTTCCAGCCCAGCGGCGAGTAGAGCGAGGACAGGTGATAGCCGCGCGTCTTGCCGTCGCCAGTTGCGGTGGGCAGCCACTCGCCACCGAGCAGCATCTTGGTCTTGTGGTGCTCCTCGATGATGGCGCCGCAGTCGTCGCCGGCGCACTTGTAGCCGGCCTGGGTCTTGCCCTCATCCATCCAGATCAGGCGGTATTCGCGCGCCCTGGGGTCGTTCTGTACATCGTCGGAGTAGCCGCGCCAGCGCAGCCACTGGCGGTGGCCGCAATGGGGGCAGGACACAAAAAACCGGCGCTTGTCGCTGCGCTCAAATTCCTTCTCGATGCGGCTAACGTCCTTGACCGTGGGCGTGCTCGTGATGAGCACCTTGCGGCGACGGCCGAAGGTGGTGGTCCGCTTGATGGCCAGCGATACGGGGTCGCCTTCGTCATCGACGTCGAGCGGATAGGCGTCGACCTCATCGAGGAACAGGTAGCGCGCTGGCATCGAGCGCAGGCCGCTGGCGCTGTTGGCACCGGCGAGCACCAGGACGCCGCCGGGGAATTCCTTGCTCAGCAGCGTGTTGCCGCTGTCGCGGCTGCGGGCCTGCTGGAAGCGGTCACGCAGCGCCGGCGTCTGGTCGATCATGTCGGACAGGCGCTGCTTGCTGAGACGCTTGGCCATGTCCACGGTGGGCTGCACGGCCATCATGGGGCCCGGCGCGTGATGCGCGACGTAGCCAATCCAGTTGTTGCCGGTTTCGGTCTTACTGGTCTGCGCGCCCCACATCAGCACCACCACCTCGGTGGGGTCCGACACCGACAGGCTGTCCATGGGCTCGCGCGCATACGGGGCGCGGTCGGTGCGCCAGTCGCCAGGCTCGGCCGAGGACTTGCTGCCGAGCTTTCTGTGCTGGTCGGCCCACTGGCTGACGGTCAGGCGCGGGTCAGGGGTCCAGCCATCGGACCACCCTGCGACAAAGGCATCCCGTTTCATGCGGCCTGGGCGTCCTGCGCGATGCGCAGGCACGTGCGTTCAATGTCCTCGATGAGCAGGCGGTGCACCTCCTGCACATCGGTGCTGCTGGCCAGGATGGGCGCCAGGCGGTCGGGCATCGTCAGCAGCGCATCACGCGCGCTGCGGGCCATCCTGAATGCGCGCGCCTTGACCTGGTCGGCCTCGATGAGCTTGCCCACCTTCTGCTCGTATTCGAGCTTGGCCAGGCGAGCCTGGTACACCTCGCGCACCGCACGGCTGGTGGCCAGCGACGGAGCAGCGCCAGCCACACTGGCCTCGTTCTCGGCCTCATCCGATGTGGTGCTGAGCCTCACCTCTGGCGGCGCGTCGTCGGTGTAGCCCTTGCGGCGCTCGCTGCCCTGGCTGCCCACGTGCGTGCGCCGGCCGGCGTCGGTGTTGCTCATCCATTCGTCGCGCACTTTTGGCCAGGCCATCAGCGGGCGGTCGTTCTTCGGGTGACGCGACGCGATGCTGACGCGCCCCGCCTTGATCGCCTTGTGCACGGCTGTGTCCGAGACGCCCAGGCGGCGGGCGGCTTCTCGGACGGCAATCAGCTCCTGCGTCATGCCGTCCGTTGGGCGGCGAACGTGTCGTCATTCGCTGCCGTCAAGCGCTGGGCGCTCATGGTTTCAAACGTGCGGCCGTTGCTCTCCATCGTCGCGGCCTTGCCGGTGTAGTCCTGCCACCGGCGCACGATCACATCGACGTAGGTTGGCTCCAGCTCCATCACCCGAGCCGCGCGGCGGTTCTTCTCGGCCGCGATCAGCGTGGACCCGCTGCCACCGAACAGGTCGAGCACTACCTGGCGCTCGCGGCTGCTGTTCAGGATGGCCGCCTCGCACAGCGCGACGGGCTTCATGGTGGGGTGCAAATCGTTGACCGCCGTGCGCGCGATTTCCCACACGCTGGGCACGGCCACCTCGACCACATCGACGGCGCCCTTGGGCCCATAGAAAACGTGGTCATGCGACCAGCCGTAGAGGACCGGCTCATAGTCCGAGCGCCAGCCAAAGATGATGGGCTCGTAGATCGACTTGTAGTCGCTGTTGGACAGGTTGAGGTGGTTCTTTTTCCACACGATCAGGTTGCGCCAGCGCAGGCCGGCGGCGGTGAGCGCGGCCATCATGCGATCGATGCCGAGCCGGTGAAAACAGATATACCAGGCGCCCTGGCAGTGCTCGGCCACGGCCGACGCGATCTCGCGCAGGAAGGCGTCGCCTTCCGAGCGGCCCAGGTTGTCGTTCAGGATGGGCCGGTGGCGGCCGTTGGCGTTGCCCTCGCCATCGATGGCGCCCTGGTAGTTCATGAGATACGGCGGGTCGGTGAACACCATGTCCGCCTGGTTGCCCTGCATGAGCGCGGCCAGGTGGCCGGCATCGGTGCTGCTGCCGCACATCACGCGATGGCCACCCAGCAGCCAGACGTCGCCCAGGCGCGACACCGCCACGACGGGCACCGCCGGCACGGCGTCGGGGTCCGTCTGGGGCTCGGGCCCGCAGTCGATCGGCGCCAGCAGGTCGGCCAGCTCGTCATCGCTGAAACCGGTGAGCGCCAGGTCGAAGCCCTCGGCCTCCAAGGCGCTCAGCTCCTCAGCCAGCAGCTCGTCATCCCACCCGGCGTCGAGCGCCAGGCGGTTGTCGGCCAGGATGTAGGCGCGGCGCTGGGCATCGGTCAGGTGGTCGAGGACGATCACCGGCACTTCGGTGAGGCCAAGCTGCTTGGCTGCCTCCAATCGACCATGGCCGGCCACGATGCTGTCGCCGCTGGCCACCAGGATGGGCTGAGTAAATCCAAACTCCGCCATGGAGGCGGCAATCTTGGCTATCTGCTCGGGGCTGTGGGTGCGGGCGTTGCGCTCATAGGGCCGCAAACGTTCAACCGGCCACAACTCAATGCGTGATGCGAGGTTCATGGCGCGATTCTAACGGTTTGCAAACCTGGGTTGCAATCTGTAACCCTTTGCCATGTCAATGATTTCCCGGAGGGCCAGGTTCATGAGGCTCGAGTGCGGATGTGCGACACCTGAGCAGCTCAGGGCAGACGGTCCATCGGTCGAGGTCGACATTCACGCGCCTGACGGCGAGCTGCTGCGCACGGTCACGGCGCTGCTCGACACGGGGTCGGGCGTCACGGTGATCAACATCAACCTGGCGACCGAGTTGAAGCTGCCCGAGGGCGAGCGCCACGTCACCGAAGCGATCGGCGGAAAGCACGAGGGCACGCTGTTCGGCGCATGGGTCGTGCACCAGGGCATCGACGTCGGACTGCGTGGCCAGTTCCTGGGCGTCAGGATGGAGCCGCCGCTGATCTTGGGGCGCGATTTTCTGTCTGCGTGCCGCATGGACTATGACGGCGCGACCGGGCGGGTGTCGCTTCGTCGGTCATCAAGCGCCAGCCGTGAGCGTCAGCCCGTTGCGGGCACCGCGCCGTCGTCCATTGGCTGATTGTCGCCGGCAGGCCCACCCAAAGACAAACCCCGCCGAAACCCTGACGCTAGACAAATATCGGGGTCGCGCGTCACC